GTGGTTTAAAATCTGACCAGCTTTTTTACCAACAGTGTGTGAAATGTGGGAAATCAACAACAGAAGCCGTGGATTGTAGGCAGCCGAAAGGAGGTCGGGGAGTTTTTTCGCGTCCCGTCCGGAACGGTGGCCTCTTGGACAAACGACGGCATGCCATTTCAACCACGCTCGTATGACCTTGCTGAAATTGCACAGTGGGCCATCAACACGAACCGGAAAATCGGATGGAACATCGGACGGTCAAAGCCAGAGCAACCAAAACCCGTCGAAGATGACCCAATGCTAAACGGTGAAGAGTCTGAGGGTCTTGAGCGTTACAGAATGGCAAGGGCCCAGCAGGAAGAAATAAAGCTGGCAGAGAAGCGAGGACAGGTCGTGATGATGGATGGATTCATGGACTGCGCGAGAGCAATCCTTTCGCCATTTAAGCGGCTCGCGGAGACGTTCAAGCGACAACAAAACCACGATGCCTTTTCATTGGTTGAGGAGGCGACCGAAGAAGTTGAACGAGGATTGACCCAACTTCATGGATCAGATGGCGACTGACTGGAGATCGTTTGCAACCGCCTCAAATGAAGCGTGGGCGGAGGCGATTCGTCGATATGCCAGAGTTTCACCACTCCGGACAATTCGGCAGTTTGCAGAACAGGAAGTTGTTATTCCGGATGGTGACTATAAGGGCCAGTTGTTTCGGTGCCATCGACAGCCGGCACACGGACTCTGGTTCGATGAGATTGATTCTGGCCGATGGTCCCGGTTTGCGTTTGTAGCTTGTCAGCAGTCAGGAAAGACGCTGGCCGGCTACGTCATCCCGATCATGTACCACGCATTTGAAGTTCAGGAGACTGTTATTGTCGGACTTCCCACGATGGATATCGCTCGCGACAAATGGGAAGTTGATATCAAGCCAGCCATCGAGTCGAGCCGATTCGCTGATCTGCTGCCTAAGAATGGGGGCGGATCCAGGGGAGGAACCCCCGAGCTGATCACTCTTCGCAACGGTGTGAACCTTAAGTTCATGTCGGGAGGTGGTGGAGACGAAAAGCGTTCTGCTTTCACAAGTCGCGTCCTTGTGGTGACAGAAGCGGACAAACTCGACGAAGTTGGCGGCGCGTCAGACGAAGCAACGAAGCTCCGGCAGATGGAAGGGCGAACGCGATTCTTTGGAAACCGAAAACGGGTGTATCTGGAGTGCACAGTATCAGAAGAGACTGGCCGCATCTGGCAGGAATGGCAGAATGGATCATCAGGGCTCGTCCATATTCCTTGCCACAGCTGCGGTGAATACGTCGCACCAGAGCGGGAGCACTTTGTCGGCTGGCAGGAAGCAACTGAGGAAATTGACGCCGAAGAATCACGATTTTCTTGTCCATCATGCGGAATACTTTGGCCTGAGGAGATCCGCAAAGTACAACTGAAGAATGCAAAGGTACTTCACAAGGGCCAGCGAATCGAAGCCAGTCAGGTTGTCGGTGAACTTCCAAAGACTCGCACATGCGGCTTCAGGTACTCCGCAGCAACGAACGCATTCGCAGACGTTGCAATGATCGGCGTGGATGAGTGGAGAGCAAAGCGAGCCATTGATGAGGATTTAGCTTCGCGAGAACTCCTTCAATGGACATGGGCCTGGCCGCCAGTTGCAAGAACTGTCGATGTTGAGCCATTGAGTGTCGAAGCCGTCGAGAATCGCCAGCATGATTTGCACCGGATGATCGCGCCGGCTGATACGGTGCGGATCGTCGCTGGGGTCGATGCGAGAAAAGAGCAACTGGAATGGTTCGTTGTTGCTGAAACAAAATCAGGCCGCGTTGTCTGCATTGACTTCGGATACACAAAAGTTCCTGAAGGAATTCCAGAAGCCCAGGCACTTCAGCAGGCTGTTCGTGAAACTTGCGACCGATTCGATTACGGATACAGCATTGAAGGCCGTCCAGATGTCGAAAAGCTACACGTCGATTTGACATTGCTGGACTGTCACTGGAACACTGATGCGCTTTATGAAGCCTGCTGGGGATGCTCGTCATGGATGCCGGCGATGGGCTTTGGGTACAAGAAGCACAAGGCCACATATAACGCACCGAAGAAACGCGGCGGAACAGTCACGAAGCTCGGTGATAGCTGGTATTTCGTTTCAACGGAACGAGTATTTGCGGGGAAGATGAGACGTTTTGAGGTGACTCACAACAACGCAGACGCATGGAAGCTCCGTCTTCACCGGTCTTTGAGCGTGGATCTCGACCATCCGCAGGCATTGCTACTGCCAAAGCAATCGAAGCCCGGCACTCGACGCGAATTGGCCAAACAGCTGACGGCGGAAAAGCAGGAGTCAGTATACGAAAAAGGTAAGGGACAGGTTCTGAGGTGGGTCACGACATACCACAAAAACCACTGGCTTGACGCTGCATACATGTCACTCGTGGCAGTGTCTATCCAGAAACAGAAGCAGAAGGCTCAGGAAACGAAACAAACTCGCACGCTCGCAGAAATGGCGGCGGGCAAATGAAAGCGAAGCCGCAAATGTCACTTGCAGAAATGGCGGCGAAGGCTGCAGGAACATCTGGTCGACTTGTATGCCCGAAATGTGGATGCCAAGACTTTCGGACGTATGGCACGATTCCTGGAGTTGCGTCGACTTTCCGTTACAAACAGTGCAGGCACTGCGGAAAAAAACTGTATACGATGCAGCAGCCAGAACAGATCGTGCGCAGTGTAGACGATGAAACGGACGAAGAGACTGAAGGGGATTCGTTGTGATGACCTTTCCATCCATAGAATCAACAGCCCGCAACATCCCCCACATTTAAAAACTACCCGCTATCGTTGCGGTATGGTTAAAAACCCGTTCCCGCCAATCATCCTCGATCAATATGCCCGGCCGATCAGCCGGATGCAGTCGCGATCGCGCCGGGATCTCGGGGAAGTCTTTGCCAGCAATCTCAGTGAGCAGCATCGACGCCGGAAGCTAGTCGCCAGTTATGACGCAGCTGGTTCATCGGACGAGTACAAAAATTACTGGGCTCCTGCTGATGCCTTAGACGCTGACTCCGCTAATTCGCCGCAAGTTCGAGCGACTTTAGTGAAGCGATCACGCTACGACGTAGCCAATAACGGTTTTTCAGACGGCATCGCGATGACCTACGCGACCGATCTGATCGGTAAATCACCGTCACTGCGAATGCAGACCGGATCCGAAGGCTTCAACCGCATGGTTGAACTCGCTTGGTGGAACTGGACTAAAGAGATTCAGTTCCGTCGCAAACTGTGGTGCATTGCACATGCCAAGCATCAGGACGGCGAAGGGTTTGGGGTTCTGCGCCGCAATTCGAAGCTAAAAAGCCGCGTGAAACTTGATTGGGTGCTGCACGAAACTGAGCAGTGTCAAACGCCCTATCTGCCGTACAACACTAAAGGCTATATCGACGGCATCCAGTTTGATGAATTTGGAAAACCAACGCTGTATGATTTTCTGGAGCATCATCCGGGTTCGAATTTGACCGCGCAAAATCGGTTCATGAATCCTGAGAAGGTTGCGGCAAAGTTTGTCACACATTGGTTTAAACTCCGTCGCCCTGGGCAACATCGAGGAATCCCCGAATGTGCCTCAACGCTCAATCTCGGTGCGTCTGCCCGTCGATGGCGAGAAGCCACAGTTGCCGCAGCGGAGAACATTGCCGACTTCTCACTGTTCATCAAAACACAGTTCGAGCCGGAGGAAATGGATTCCGTTTCTGCGATGTCCACTCTGGACATTCAAAAACGGATGATGACCGCGCTGCCTGCTGGCTACGACGCCTTTCAGCCGAAAGCGGAACAGCCGACAGCGAATCATGCTGAGTTCTCGAAGTCGCTCGTGAATGAGCAGGCTCGCCCCAAGTCCATGCCGTACAACAAAGCGGCCTGTGACTCGTCGTCCTACAACTATGCGTCAGGCCGGCTAGATCACCAGACATACTACGGCCATCTGGACAGCGATCGACAGGACTGCGAGGACTGCGTTCTTGAGCCGATGTTTGCCGTGTGGTTTGACTATGCGGTGACGGCTTACAACTGGATTGGCGGAAATCCTGATGCAATCAGCGAAGGCGCAAGGACTCACGTTTGGGACTGGCCAAAACACCAGGTTGCGGACATTGAAAGCGAAGCCAACGCAGCTGACAAGAAGCTGAAGAACGGCACTTCGTCAATTGCCTCGGAGCACATAGCCAGCGGCCTTGATCCCGAAGACGAACTGCAGAAGACGGCCGTTTCAAACGGCATCACCGTCGATCAGCAAAGACAAATCAACATGCTGCTGAATCTTCCGCAGCATGTCATTCCGGTTGTGGCTCAGATCCTTGGGATTGCCAAGCCGCCAGAACCAGCGATGCCACTGGCAACGCCACCAACACAGCCGCAGGAGACTCCAGCCAATGGCTAAGCACGCAATCGTTGGAATGTCAGCACCAGTCACGATCCAAGCCGCAGAAGGTGACGCAGCAACAGGCCCAAAGGCATTCAGCAGCACGTTTTATACGGGCGGCGCGTTAAATATCGCAGGCTGGGACATGCCAGTTGTTGTTGATCTTGCTGGCCTGAAAGCTGGCAAAGTACTCGTGGCAAATCTCGATCATGATGCGACGAAACGAGTTGGAAACTTTGATCTGGTCAACGATGGCAGCCAACTCGTCGCAAATGGCAAGGCGACAGCCGCAACGGCGGCGCGTGACGAAGTCGTCAACTCGGCCGCCAACGGCTACCAGTGGCAGGCATCACTCGAAGTTGTGCCGCACAAGGTTGAGGAACTCGCCAAAGGCAAAACAGTGACCGTCAACGGTCAAGAAATCACAGGCCCCGCGTACATCACACGGACAGGCACTTTAAAAGGTTTTGGTTTCGTTTCGCACGGTGCGGACGACAACACAACCGCAACGATCGCGGCATCTGCCGCTTCATCCGCAAAGGGAAGTACAATGGAACCAAAATTCAAAACGTGGGTCGAAGCGATGGGTTTCGACGCTGACAACCTCAACGCAGAACAGATTTCTGGACTGCAGGCAAACTATACTGGTCAGTCTGCGCCGGCGAAGAAAATTGAAGCTGGGCTGACCGGCTTTGAGGCAAAGAAGGCAGAGCGATCCCGCGTTGATCAGATCACCGAGTACGCATTAAAGGCTTGCGACTCACAGCCGCATAACATCGATGCAATCAAACAACTCACAGAGCAGGCTATTGAAGCAAAATGGGCTCTTGATAAGTTCCGATTGGAGTTGCTCGAAGCCAGTGCACCAGAACCATACCGCATCACAGGCCGTGGTGTCGAACGCATGACGAACAAGGTTTTGGAGGCTGCGATTTGCCAGGCTGCCAACGCACCCAACCTCGACAAGATGTTCGATGATCAGACGCTGCAGATTGCTCACGATCGATTCAAGAGCACAATCGGCCTGAATCAGCTGATGCACATTGCCGCTGAATCAAACGGGCACCGTGCGGGTGGTGGATCACAGATGAGCGTTGACGTTCAGCGGGCTGCATTTGGAATGCAGTCGCAAGGCATGATGCGAGCGAGTGGGTTCTCCACAATCAGCATCAGTACAATCCTGAGCAACATTGCAAACAAGTTCTTGCGGGCTGGCTTCGATTCGGTCGACATGACGCCGATGCGAATTGCTGCCATCCGTAATGTTCGCGACTTCAAAACGATCACGACAACGTCTTTGATCGCTGACACGGAATTCGAAAAGGTTGGTCCGGACGGCGAGCTGAAGCACGGCACTCTGTCTGAGTTGACATACACCAACAAGGCCGAAACCTACGGCCGCATGTTGGCAATCACTCGAACCGATTACATCAACGACGATCTGGGAGCAATCACAGCCGTTCCGATGAAGCTTGGTCGCGGTGCCGGACTGAAACTGAACAACATCTTCTGGACGAAGTTCCTGAACAACTCATCATTCTTCACCAGCGGACGGACCAACGTCAACACGGCAGTTGCCGACATGACGATCGGCGGCCTACAGGCAACCGAAACGATCTTCATGGATCAGACCGATCCAAATGACGATCCGCTCGGAATGGAAGCAAGTATCTTGCTTGTGCCAACTCCGCTGAAGGTATCCGCAAACACTCTGATGAAATCTGAAAAGGTGGTCACCGGAGCAAGTTCCACTATCGGCGAAGCGAACCCATACGCCGGCCGATTCCGCGTTGAAAGCTCACCATACATGAGCAACGCGAACTACACCGGATATTCAGCTGCAGCATGGTACATGATTGCTGACCCTGCTGTGCTGCCAGTAATCGAAATCGTTGCCCTGAATGGTCGCGTTGAGCCGACTGTTGAATCTGCGGATGCAGAGTTCAATACGCTTGGCGTCCAGATGCGTGGCTACTGCGACATTGGTGTTGAGCTGCAGGAATACCGCGGCGGCGTTCGGGCTGACGGCGGCGCAAGCTAATCAACGCAGGTTAATTGATTCACGGGGCTGAGCACTCAGCCCCGATTTCTTCTCATTCATTCGGATCACTGAAATGAAAATCCTAATGCTGCGAAACGCAGCCGCATCCTTTGGGTGCAAGCTGTCGGAAGGGCAAGCAGGCGATGTTGATCAGTCGATCGCTGAAATCTTGATTGCTCGTGGAATTGCAGTTCCGGGAGAAATCAAGGCGGTTCCTGAAAAGACATCTGGCAAGCCATCCACAAAGACATCGTCAGTAGAGTAATCCATGAGCGATTTCACACGACACGGAAACGTATTCCTCGGAATGCCTGGCTACGGAAAGCAAACTGCAAGTGCAGGGCGCGGACTGTGGCGAGCGTGCCGTAATATGGATTCTGTCGCTGTGGAGTATCGCCAAGGCTCACTGCTGGCAGCCAACTTCAATGGTCTGTGGTGCTCGATGTTGAATCGACTCCACAACGGCGAAAGCATGCAGTACTTCGCGATGTTGCATGATGACATCGGGCCTTCTGATTTCTGGCTTGACGATTTGATTGAAGAACTCGAAGTGAAGCAGCTGGATGTGCTTGGCGTCGTGGTCCCAATCAAAGACATGAAGGGCATCACATCGACGGCAATCGACGGCGGCGAAACATGGCGGCCGAAGTGTCGATTGACCATGCACGAGGTTCTTGGACTGCCTGAAACATTCACCAGCGAAGATGTCGGCGGCCCACTGCTGCTGAATACAGGGTGCTGGGTTGCAAAGATAGATCAGGAGTGGGCTCGCAAGGTCCATTTCACAATCAACGACAGGATCGTTTTCAATTCAGCAACGAATCGATACGAATCACAAGTTGAGCCTGAAGACTGGTACTTTTCTCGATTGCTTCATGAGCAGAAATTGAAGATTGGGGCAACTCGAAAAATCAAAGTAAGCCACAGGGGTGAGTTGGACTTTCTGAACGACCGACAATGGGGCCAAAAGTTTGACGCACAAGCTGTTGAAGAAAGCCAGTTGCCAGTTCCGTTTCCAACTGAAATTCCCGGATGGCTTCATCCCGAAGAAGGTCGGGCGCTGGCTGACTTATCAAAAGGAAAGCGGGTTCTTGAAATCGGTAGCTACTGCGGAAAGTCGACGGTCTGCATTGCTCGTTCGGCCTCATCAGTGACCTGTGTTGATTACTTCGATGGGCGGGCAACACCAGAGCCACAAAGCACATTTGAGACATTTCAGGCGTCATGCAAAAAGTATGGAGTTTCCGACAAAATCACGCTCTGCCATCCAGACGAAAGCATTCCGCAGCCCGGCTACGACTTCATTTTCATCGACGGAAACCACGACCGAGAGTTTGTGGAAAAGGATATCCAAAAGAGTCTCGCTGTTCTCAACGAAGGCGGGCTGATTGCGTTCCATGATTACCGGCTCAAGCCAAATGAGTTCGATGCCGGATGGGACGAAGGCGTGACGCAGGCCGTCAATGCGTTTGTTGCAAGTGGTGCTGAAATAATTGCACGTCACAAAACACTGGCCGTCGTTAGGCCACCTAGTTTCGTTTCACAACAAGTTCAAGGAGCTTAATCGATGACACAAACAACATTCCGCAGCGGTGAACCGCAGATGGTTGATTACACGCCCAGCGCTAACGTGACTGAGGGTGATGTTCTGCTGCTTGGCAACACAACAGGCTTGACCTGCGGTGTTGCACATGTAGCAATCACGAACGCTGTTCAGGGCGCGGTTGCGGCTGGCGGCGGGATCTATGACGTTGTCAATCTCAATAACGCTGCCAACTATGCCAAAGTTTGGTGGGACGACTCCGCCAACAAAGTGACAACCACCAGCACAAACAACGCACTCTTCGGATTCATCGTGAGTGGTGGCGGTGGCGGCGCAAACACGACAGCGCAGGCACTGCACAAACCATATGTCTAATTGCCACTGATTTCTGACCACATCCCGGAGGCGTTCCAATGGCTTATGAAGAGGAAACAATCGAATCGATTGAGGACGCTATCGAGTCGGTCGCAAAAGGGATGGTCAGTTCGTCCAGTGAAAACGGCCGGTCAATGTCAACTGTTCCAATCAAAGATCTGATCGAAGCGGATCGATATTTGAAAGGGAAGACAGCAGCCACTAAGCCGCACATGGGATTGCGATTTACAAAGTGCATCCCGCCAGGCGGTGGCTAATGGCTTCTCGATTTGAACAGCGGTTCAATCAGTTTGCGGTTCCTCGACTGCAAAGAGAGTTTGCAACCGACGTTGATTTCATTCTGGATGATGACAGCGAACTCCGATTCAAGGCGTTTACCGACATCGACCAGATTCCATCTGGCGGTGAAGGATTCACTGACGTTGACGGTCGCTTGACGGTGAAAACGGCGGACCTTGTTTCAAGATCCGCTGAATTCACCGTGCTCACAAAGGCCAGAATCAGAGATCAAATCTACGACGTCTATGCACAGGCTCCGGATCATGCGGGCCTGACAGTTTTTAACATCCGTCGCAAGTTCAATGAGCAGGATCAGTCGAACCTGTTTGACCTGCACGGCGATCAAATTCCATTCGCTGAATAACCGAAAGGCCATACCATGCCCGCAGCCGCCCATAAGACTCTGCTGACTGAACTGCAGATGACCATTTCGAATACTCTCACCGAGATCCCATTCCTCGACAACATCGAGCTGGATCCAGGTGAAAACAAAATTCACAACATCCTCGGCGTGAATCAGGCTTACGAAAAGCCGGTTGCAACGGGCGTGCGTGGCGTTGGCTCGATCAGTGCCGACATCGTCGCACTCGACCCAACTGATGCCGTCCACCTCGCGCTGATGGCCGCTTTCGACGCTCAGACGGAAATCACCGGCGCTTACAAGCTGGCGAATTCTGGCGAGACAATCACCGTCAAGTACATCGTCACGAAGATGCCAATCTCCACGAAGGCGGCGGCTGTCATTGAAAGCAAGTTTGAAGCTGTGATCACCGAAAAGATCGCAATGCCTACCTGATAGGCTGAGAGGCTGACATGAAGTGCATTCGAACAGTTCCGGGCCGCGCGGTGAATCCTCTGTTTTCACGCGCGGAGAAGATCAGGGCGGAAGAGACCGGCGAGGAATACGACTCGCTGGAGTTTCTCGACTTGCCTGTCGGTCAGGTGGTGGACAATCCGGACGCATGGAAACTGTGCGTTCTGGGGAAGGCACTGCCAGAAGACGAAGCGTGTCGAAAAAGAGTTATGGCCTACCTCACAGCACCAAAGCGTGAAGCAATCGTGGCAGACATCAAGCTGCTTCGAGAGGCATCGAAAACGAATTCGCTTGGCGAAAAAGACAAGCGAATGTTGGCAATGATGGAACGGGCCTACGCGGTTGACCTCGGTTTGGTGCCTTCACCGCTGACCACAACAGTGACGTCGCCAATTAAGTCAGCAGAGCCAAAGATTGCATCCGTTGCTGATGGTGACGTGTGACGCTCACTGAGTTTATCAATCGGCTAGAAAAGCGTGTTGCGGAAGCAGTAGCAGCCGAGGCCCAGTTGATCGCATCTGAGATCCGCAGCAAGACACCAGCGACACGAAAAAAAACACGGCAGGCGATCAAATCAAGATCACAAGGAACGCGGGCAAGAGTGGGTATTTACTTTGCCCAACGATACGCCGGCAACGACACGACGACTCACGAAAACTTCAAACGACACTGGCGAGAGATCAGGCCCATTGCAAAGCAGCGGCTGATTGCCAGGCTTCAACAAATCCTGAACTGAAAGACTATTGATGTCCTCTGATTTTCTGACGACTGAAAATTGCGAACAGGAAACAGCCTGCTCCATTGAGGAATTTCCATTGCCTCACAAGCCGTCAATGCGTGCACGAGTGAAGCAACTGCCGATCGGTGAGCTGAAGCGACTGGCAAAAGCGATTCAGTCGCCAGTGCAGTTCGACCGCGACAAAGCGGAAATTGAAATGATTCAAAAATCAATCGTCAACGCTGACGGCACAATCGTCTTCAGTGACGAAAAGCTTGCGTCCCTGAAGACTGGCAACGCTCCACTGTACGCATCACTCGTGACAATCATCGGCAAGGCCAACAACAAGAGCCAAGAGCAAGTCGACGCACAGCTGGACGCAGCGGAAAAAAACTAAAAGCCGATTCCACGCGGCAAATGCTCTTTGAGCTTTGTCTGTGCGGGGTCGGTGGAAACTCATCAGCACATCCGGACCATCTGGAAAACAGACTGACAAAAACGCAGATCATCGAGTGGGCAGCGTTTTATCGAATCAGGCCATTCGGCTCAAAGCGAGACGACCTGAGGGCAGCGGTGGCAACTTACTGGAACGTGTCCGCGGCAATATCCGAGGCACCTGCGGATCACACGCCACAAAAATACATGCTGAAATTCAATGACGCTCCACCGCTGAATGAAGCAGAAGAGATCATGCAACGAATCCGCGAACGAATGTCGAGGTAGAACATGGCTGGCGGTAATCTCGACGATCTGGAATTTAAACTCGACATCGATCTGGAAAAGTCGCTTGGCGGACTTCGAATGGCTGTCGTCTCTCTGGCCGCGGTAAAAACCTCAATCGATTCGGTCGATCCTGCGGCAAGGCGACTGGCGGCAAGCGTCAAGGACGTTAACTTTAAGAATCTCGGCAGCAGCTCAGCGAAACTGTATTCAGTTGCCAGCGCAGCTGAAGGCACTGCTGAGGCATTGGATAAAGTCTCTACAGCCGCACACGCTGTTGAGTCCGGAATCACGTCGATTGCATTTTCAGCGGACACCGCGTCACGAGCATCCAGCAACCTGACGAAAGTCCTGAACACGGTTGCCGGTGAAGCAAGACTGGTAAGCACGGCAGCAACCGGGGCGGGATCTGTTTTGCGGCAGATGTCCGGCGCAATCATGTACATCGCCCATAATATCCACGCCGTGATGATCGTGATCGACCTGCTGACAACAGCCTTCGCGATGCTCATGGTGCCAGTCAGAGCCGTGTGGTCTGTTGCTGTCGCTGCATTTAACGCACTGACAATGGTCGTCAGTGCTGTGCTATTGCCGGTGAGGCTTCTCGTGATGGGGTTCATTGGGCTCGCGAAGGCAGCATGGTCTATCGTTAGTCCGTTGCTGTCTCTCTCGCTGTCTGTTGCAAAAGTCTGGTTCGTTTTTCGCGGGTGGATTGGGGCCATCAAAGTCATCGGCACATGGCTCGCCATGCTGCCACCGCCAATCCGGCTGGTGGTTGGCGGATTACTGGCTTTGGGCGTCGCGGGGAAAGCGGGAGCTGGTGCACTGAAAGTACTGTCGCTCGGCTTGTCGCTCGTTTCGACTGCGGTTGGAGTTGCTGCGACTGCGATCAGGGTATTGACGCTGCCAATTCTGGTGCTGTTAAATCCGGTGCGAGCTGCTTCGATTGCGATTTCACTGATGACAAGTGCGATGATGCTTGCCGGTCGCGTCGCCGTCATGACCGCATCAGCTCTTTACTCTGTCGCCGCCGCTGCTGGTGCGATGGCAGCCAGAGGCTTTGCTGCCGCGGCAAGTTCCGTAACTGGAATGCTTGGCTCGCTGGTTCGCCTGACAAGTCAGGTTGCAATCTACGGGGCCATAGCGGCGGTTGTGTTCGGTGCAAAGGTCGCCCTTGCGGTTGAAAAGAATATCGCAGTCTTCGGTACGATGGTGCATTCAATGGAACAGGGCGCGGCAATTGTCGCTTCCATCCAGAAGACGAAGGCGGCGGGACTGTTCGACAATCAGCAGCTTTTGGATTCTTCACGCCTGCTGTTCAAAGGCGGGGTTGCGGCTGTTGACTTAGCAGCGAAGACAGACCAGCTCGCAAAGATCGCGGCCGGCACAAGCACCGAGCTTGGCGACCTTGCCCGCATCTACCAGCAGGGAGCGAATCGCGGATCGTTTGGCCAGGATAAAATCAACCAGCTTTCTGAGCGTGGGATCGCCATTTACGAGGGACTGCAGCACGCAACAGGAAAGAGCGGCGCAGCACTCGACAAGATGATCAGTGACGGCAAGATCGGCATCACAGAAATGGATGCTGCAATGACGTACCTGACGGAAGGAAATGGATACTACGCGAATTCGCTGGAAGACATCGGCAACACAACAGGCGGGATGCTGACGCAGATCAAAAACAACCTGCTGCAGACGCTTGGAGCACTGGGCGGAGTTGGCACGGAAGCATTTAAGCCGGTCCTGACGAGTATTTTGGCGATGAGTGAAGGAATCAAATCCTCAGTTGCCACCATTGCCCCGATTGTCAATCAGTTGTTCATGGTCATCAAGGGCGCGTTCAGCGGAATGGCTGCGATCGTCAACACCGCCTACACGAACATCTTCGGAGCCACTACAGCTACATTCGGCAGTATGCTTTCCGTCGTTATGGAGTGGGTCACGAAGTTTCGATGGTTCTTCGAAAACATCGTTCCCATTATCCAATTCGTCGGGCTGTCAATGGTTTCCATAATGGTGACCGCATTCAACGACATCGCCTACTTCCTCACCGACAAGATGCCTGCCTACCTGTCATGGTTTGCGGAAAACTGGAAGAACATCTTTACCGACATCTTCAACGGGACGGTGGCCATCTTCACTAATCTCGGCAAGAACATTGCGATGGCGATGACGCAGATTTGGAACTTCATCACGTCGGGCGGAACGGCTGAATTGGAGTTTGCTTGGACGCCTCTGCTGGACGGATTTGAAAGCACGGTCGCTGCCCTGCCTGACATCCCAGACCGTGCAATGACCGAGCTGGAGCAGTCACTTGAGCAGCAGACACAAGCGGTGGCAACGCAGCTGGCTGATTCCTTTGATGCGTTGAATGTGGAAGCACAGGCCGCGTTAACTGTTGCGACTCCGGAGCTTCCTGCCATCGACCCAACGCTGCAGGCCGGTGGCACCGGAGACGGAACCGACACGGGGGCGGGCAAGAAACAGCGATCAGACTTTTCCGTCTCAGGTATGGAACGTGGCAGCGAAGCGGCGTTGAAGGCGATCTTCAGCGCTCAGAAAGACAAGACGCCTTCGCAGGCACTGGCTGAACACAAAAAGACCAACACCCATCTGGCCAAGATTGCGAACCGTCCTGAGCCTGCAGTTTTGGGAGGAGTCACTTAATGGCAGCAACTGCAATTCGCTATGACCTCACGAGGTGGTCTGAGAAGATCGCAAAGGGCGTCTTCAGCGCAACGATGGAATGGACACTCACGTGTACGATTTCCGCCAACGTGGCCGACATGGCACCATCACAGATTGCTGGTCTGTTTGCGTGGCTGCCAGTCGAGGGAACAGCGTACGGCGATTACAATCCGCTCTGGCCTTATACCAGTTGCCGGAGTGTTGCGTGCGACCAAATCGAAGGCGGAATCTATAAGTACGTCACGGAGTGGTCAGACGAAAACGCAAAGCAAAACGAAAATGGCGACGACTCGAAATCTACCGACGAAAACCCTTTGAATGATCTTCCAGTCATCAAGCCAGTCGGCGGGATGCGAGAACGGGCCATCACGAAGGACCGCAACGACGAAGCCATTCTCAACAAGGCTGGCGATCCGGTGATCCAGTCAATCGAAGATAACACGATTAACATCGCAGTCACCTGCAATGTCGCCGTTGATTCTGGCGTCGAATCACTGGTTGTTGCACTGCGCAACCGCGTCAACATCGCCCCGATTCGGGTCGGTCGGTGGTACATAGACACCAACATGGCTCGCGTGATCTTTGAATCAGGTTTCCTGAGCGAAGTGAAGCGGCGGAATGATACCGAGTACTTGGAATTCAGTTTTCTGATTTCGATCGATGAGCGGGATCTGCACAAGGGAACGCCGCTGAATGCGGGCTTCCGGCAGCGTGTTGCAATTCCAGCCACATCGCCAGTTGAGTACGCGCAGGAAACCATCCTCTCTAAAGACGGCAGTGAGCCGGGCGAGCCTGTTCCGCTAACGAGCCTTGGGGCAGTGCTCGAAGACCCACAGCCCGATACTGTGCTTTACCTTGAGATCGAAAAATATCAGGAAGGCGACTTCACCTACCTCCCTGGCGTCTTTGCATGGGCGGGGCCATAACATGAGCGGCGGAATGATCGGGCCGGAATACGATGGCCAAATCAGGCAGACGATTATTGCTGTCCGCAGCATGGGGCGAACGTCCAGTGAAATGGATCTGTCGGCACAGCAAAAGGCGACGAGTCGCTTCCCTGACCATGCGGTTATTCTTGACGCTGCACTTGCCGTCGCAACGCACGCACTAACAGGTGCAACATCAGCACTGGCGACCGTTTGTAAATGGGACACGACCGATGAAGAATACATCGAAACAGCTTTGCAGATCACGGTTTGGAATCACGCCGAGTCCACGGCACATGCCATTGATACCTTCGGAATCGCACGGCATATCGACGGACACTGGCACTTCTTTGGCGACTGTGACCCGATGGCGGCGAGGTAATCAATGCTGATGCAACTTTCATGCGGGTGCTGCGGCGGATGCACGGTCGGCTTTTGGGGCACTTGCGATCAAATTACATGGGCGGCTGGGATCCAGTTTCCAACTTCATGGACGATACTCGGCGCGCGAGACAAAGATAATTTGACCGACTGCAATATTCTTGTGGTCGGGCGGTATAGTTTCGCAGCCCCGTACACCGATGAGCCGTTAGCCACAGCGGACAGAACAGCGGTTGCGGATTGGATAACAGCAGGAGGGGTACTGTTTGTGATCCATGACTACTACGGCAGCCCGAGCATTATTCCTGTCACTCCAGTGGACAGCCTTAATGCGTTTTTGGCTGCCATCGGATCACAAGCCAGAGCAGTCACAACAACGTCAGGGGGAGCACCAAACAACACCGATTTCCCGGTTGGAACACACACAACATCGGTTTCGCACCCATTGCTGGCAGGTGTGGATAAATTGTTTGTTTCTGCGCCGGGGTTTATGTCGCTCGGGTCTGCGACACTTTTATTTGAAGCTCGCAGGCTGCCAGGGGGTTATGCCAGTATCCTGAGCGTGGAATCATACGGCCAGGGCTCAATTGTCTTCTGTGCAGACGCGAGCATGATAAACAACTCAACAGCAGCGAGTCACATCACGACTCACGGAAACAAGATAAACAAATTGCTGGAAAACCTTTGCGCTCTGTCCGCAAATTGATCACTACTCTAAAGGAATAACACATGGCAGTTTTGACAATCACAGCGGCAAGCGTGGCACCCGGCACGGGATCCAAAACCAAAAGCGGCACCGCAGGCGCAGCAATCACACAAGGGCAGCCGGTCTACCTTGACGCATCCGCCATAACGCTCTTTCCGGCAGATGCTGACGTGCTCGCATCTGCTGCCGTTGTCGGAGTCGCACTCAATGCCGCATCAACGAATCAGCCGGTCACATACCAGACTTCCGGGCCAATCACGATCGGAGCCACGGTTGTGGTCGGAACTGCCTACTACGCATCCACGACCGCTGGCGGCGTGTGTCTTGAATCAGACTTAGCGTCTGGAGACTTCGCCACGTTTCTGGGCTTTGCCACATCGGCCACGGTGATCGCCCTGGATATCAAAGCAGCTGGCGTCGCGAAGGCGTAGGGGACAATGAAGCCGTCATAGTTGCCGCGACGCCCCAATAAGACGGGCGTTGCAAAACGAAGCCTGGGAAGGGCCGCACTCGATCGGGTGCGGCTCGCTTCGCTTTGCAAAAGTAGTTTTGCAAAAGTGCGTTTCACCAATAAAAACATTGGTGATCCGTCCGACTCGTGCAAATGACTTCCGAAGCACTTCCGAAGTTCATGACTAGCCAGCCGCCAACCTCTCTGCCGTGCCTCGCAAAATCTTCCAAAAAATCTTTTTTAAATCTTGTGATTGTGTATTGCACATTCAACCGATGATGGTAATATTCCCCCAGTCGAACGCAACGCAAAACACAAACAAGGAAAAGAACGATGATCACAATCGAGTGGACAGCCGGAACGGGTGCAAAAATTGAAGTCAGCGTGTCGGTCGGGTTTGAACTCAATCGCCAGGGTGTCCGCCAGGAGTCAGGCCGAAAGGTTGTGATTGTTACAGCAAAGGTCAACGGTGCTGATCAGTTTTGCCCGATGGGGCTGCAGAAGACAAATCACCCGGTAGCAGTTGCAAAGCTGGGCAATATCGGACTGGTCAAAGCCAACTACGACCGCGTTGCTGCAGCAATCACCGCAGCGGAATCAGAAATTGAGTCACACAACGCTGCTCTGGATGCCCACGAAGACAAACTTAACGCTGTCGACTCTAAGTCTGCAGCAATCACCAAAACAATGAGCCACGGGGAGCGATAATTATGACAAAGCCAGAGATCAAAAAAGCCTTGTTGCTGTTGGGCGACAGGGTTGAGCGAAGCGAAACAGCTGGTGTTGATGGTGGTGGACTCTGCCTCACGGTGTTTTGGGACGACGGCGGCCAGCGGTTGTTTTACTCGCTGGACGAGGTCGAGGCGTGGCTCGCCGGGAAACCAAACATCGGTGGTAAACGCGAAGGGGCTGGCAGACCAGCCCCGCTAGGCCGCAAGGAAGTCTGCAGCGTGCGACTGACTCCAGACGTGGCTGAGTTCTGTCGTCAGCATCCGGAAGGCTTTGTGGTGCTGG